CTAATGGAATGGCAACTTTATGCAATTAGTGGCGCTTTTGAAGCCGAGCCTGATACCGGTGATCTAATCAATCGCTCTGCTCTTATTTCCGTAGCGCGCCAGTGTGGAAAAACGGTATTAGGTCAGGCGTGTATTGGGGCGTGGCTTACTTCTATTGCTAAGTTGCGTGGAAAACCTCAGACCGTTGTGAACTCTGCTCATGAGTTGTCGCTTGCTGTTCGCCAGTTTGAAGTGGTGGCACCGATTCTGCAGGAGTATTTCGGGGCGACCTTGAAACGTGCGTATGGCCGTAATACTTGCGACATGCCTGACGGCTCACGGTGGCTTGTAAAGGCTGCAACACCCTCGGCAGGTATGGGCCTCAGCGCAGATTTTATTTGGGTGGACGAAGTGTACGCAGTCGAGGACAATGTGCTTGCCCACAGCCTTAGACCAACTATGAAGGCACGCAACATGCGCACAGCTGGTGGCTCACCAATCATGTTAATGACTTCGACTGCCGGTACTGAGGCTTCCGTTGCAATGTTGCGCTACCGAGAACAAGGCCTACAGCTCATTGATGATAAACGCCAGGGGCAGTTTTACTTTGCTGAATGGTCGCCACCACCAGGTGTAGATGTTATGGATACACGCTGGTGGGGCTGGGCTAACCCAGCGCTCGGTGTCACTCTTGAGCTGGAGTCTTTACTTGCCGATGCTGAACACCCAGACCGATCTAGTTTCTTGCGTGGCTCACTCAACCAGTTTGTCAATGCCGATGCGTGCTGGTTGCAACCTGGCGAATGGGAGCAGTGCCTCTCTGACATACCTGGCCCCGAGGGAGGCTGGATAGCCGTGGACACCAGCATCGATGGGTCTCGCTACTCGGCTGTTCGCGCTGCCGTTGATGACGTTGGGGTTGCCCACATCACAGTTGAGTTTGTGGTTGGCTCACTGCCCGAGATGCAACAGGCTTTATTAAAGGCCTGCGAAAACCCATCGGTGATGTTGGCTGTTACACCACCACTAGAAAACCATGTGCCACTGTCTTTGGAGAGGCGTAAAAAGGTAGTGGGCTATGGCGAACTGATGCGCTACACGTCATTGGTCAAGGGCATGATCAACGATGGCAGACTCGTGCACCAGGGGCAACAAAACTTGGCTGAACAGATGAACAGGGCAGTAGCAGTTACCCAGCAAAACTCACTAGTAATTAGCAGTAAGCGTTCACCTGGCCCTGTCGAGCTGGCACGCCTCACCATTTTTGCAGCTGCACTTGCTTCTCGACCAAAACAAGGTGGTAAGCCCATGCTCGTTGTGGTAAATCGCTAAGATTAGTTTTGGTGCTGCTCTGAGCTTTCTGTCGGGAATTGCTCAGGGCAGTGCCACCCCCCACTAAGAAAATGTGAGATAATCCCATCATGGCGCTATTCAACCGAGTCAATAAAGCAGCAATCTCACCTGCACCAGCGAAGGCTGCAGCTGCCGGTGGATACGCCAGTAACAACTCAATGATGAATCTGATAAATCAGAAATACACTTTTATTGAGGGCCCAGCACGCAACAGGGCCATGAGCGTGGCGACCATCTCACGCGCACGTGACCTTATGGCCTCAGTCATTTCATCAATGCCTCTCAAGATGTACAACGAGGTTTGGAATGAGGACAAAAAAGAGATGGAGCAAATCGATATTGCACCACGCTCCTGGATACGCCAACCTGACCCAAGCGTTACTTACAACTTCCTTATGGCTTGGACATTTGATGATTTATTTCACTTTGGAAGAGCCTTTTGGTTTTGTAGCGCCAGGACTCAAGATGGCTATCCCACGGCCTTTACACGTTTGCCAGCAGGTTCTGTAACTACTACTGATCAGGCTGGCCCTGTGTGGTTTGGCCCATCAAAAGAAGTTTATTTTCAAGGCCAGTTGATTGACCCTAAAGACCTAGTGCAATTCTTAAGCCCTATTCAGGGCATCATTTACATGTCTGAGCAGACCGTGGCCACAGCATTGAAACTTGAAGCTGCACGTTATCGCAATGCTGAATCGTCAATACCTGCTGGTGTTTTGAAGCAAACAGGTGGTGAGCCTTTGAGCGCCAGCGAGCTTGCTGATCTAGCGTCAGCGTTCAACGCTGCACGCGCCACCAATCAGACAGCTGCACTGAACGAGTTTTTGAGCTACACCGAGACAACAGCAACCCCTGACAAAATGCTTTTGATTGATGCAGCCAACTACCAGGCTCTCGAGTGTGCACGCCTCACCAATGTGCCCCCCTATTTAGTGGGCGTAAGCACAGGCTCATACTCGTATCAATCCTCTGAGCAGGCCAGAGCAGACCTTTACATCTTTGGTGTGAAGGCCTACGCCGATTGCATTGCAGCAACATTGAGCCAAAACAATGTTTTGCCTCGTGGAACTTATGTAAAGTTTGATGCAGATGAATACCTCATCGAAAATTACGCAGCCGATAAAATGGACAGCCCCGATATGCCCCAAGAAAACACACAAGAGGAATTAGCATGATCAGGTTCAACGCCACAGCAATAAGCATTGATGCAGCAGCAGCCGATGGCACCCCAAGCAGAACCATCACCGGTATTGCAGCGCCCTATAACGTCACTGCAGTAGTGAGCGATGGGACAGAAATTATGCTGTCACCTGGCGCTTTACCTGTTGATGGCCCTAACCCAAAGCTCTTTGTAGGGCACTCGGCTGACAAGGTAATTGGCACTGTCATTGCCCGAGAGGACACCCCAGAGGGCATGCTGTTTCAGGCCCGAGTTGCTAAGACCGTGCTCGGCGAGGAATCGCTTCAACTTGCTTTAGAGAACGTTTACGATCAGGTATCAGTTGGGATTACGCCCCTAGAGTTCAGCTACAACGATGCTGGAGTCATGCTGATTGAAAAAGCAGCCTGGACAGAATTATCGCTAGTTTCACACGGCGCATTTGGCGCTAGTGCTAGCATCACAGATGTAGCAGCGAGTATCCCCACATCAAATGGGGAAATAAGCGATAATACAAAAGAGGAAGCCGACACTCCTGAACCCCTAGAGCCACAGGAGAACCCAGTGTCAGAAACACCAGCCCCAGAAGTAATCGAAGCATCGTCAGTTTTTGCTCAGCCTAAGCGCGAGTTTGCTATGCCATCAGCATCAGAAGTGCTCGCTGCATACCACATCGGTGGCGACACCTACAACAAAGTGACTGATGCTTTTATGCAAGCACAGCGTCGTAACCAAACAGCACTGCAAGCAGCAGCTGGCGACATTGTTACAGGCGACACGTTAGGCCTCTTGAACCTCAATGTGCTCGGGCCCCTCTTTCAGGATCTAAACTTCGTTCGTCCTGTCGTTTCAGCATTTGGCGCTCGCGCGATGCCGGCATCACCATCACGCCAGTTCGTGAGACCCACCATCACAACTCACACAAGTGCGGCCGTACAAACAAATCAGCTCGATGCAGTATCAGCCACCACAATGGTTATTGCTGCAAACACAGTGACAAAGCAAACTGTCGCTGGCCAGGTAACGCTTTCACAGCAAGACATTGACTTTACAGACCCGAGCGCTTTGCAACTCGTATTGAATGACCTCAGTGGACAGGTGCTCATCAAAACGGACGACATCGCAGCCGATGCACTTGTTGCTGGTAAAACAGCATCAGGCTCAACTTGGACAGTAACGGCAGCAGACCCAACCACATTGATTAGCGCACTGTATGACGCAGCACGCGAAATCGCTGAGGACAGCAACTACTTCCCAACTCACTTGTGCGTGTCACCAGATGTATGGGAATTGCTTGGCCGTCAAACCGATGCAGACAAGCGTCCGTTGTTTGGTTACAACGCCAACGGCATGATGACCACCAACTCAATCGGCAATGTTTCAGGCATGCAATACACCAGCATGAATGTGCTCGGCCTCACTGTTGTAGTTGATAACAACTTTGCATCAGGCAACATTGGGCCGTACGCTGAGTATCCACCAATACTTCGCAACATTTGTGGCAAAGTCGAGCTTCATTCAGGGCATCGTAGTCGCCTAACCCGAAAGGCGATAGCCACTCATGGCTACATACACAGTCATCTTTCATCAGCGTCTCAATGATTACGCTGTTGTGCAAACACTTGAGGCAACCGACATTGCCATCGGTGAATCAATTACCCTTGCTGGTGTAGGGCACAGCCTCAACGGCACACACACTGTTTACGCATTGCCTCAATACCTTTTTGTAGGTGTAAGCGATGAAGGCGACATACAACTTGACGCAAACGAGCCAATACCTAACCAGGTTATGTTTTACGATGCCGATGGTGATCTAGAACGCTCTGCAGCAATCCCACCTGGCACGCTGACCTATACGCAAACATGCACGTGGGTATCGAGCGCCAATGTGCAGTTATGGCTCGGACTACCCAGCCCACTTAGCGCCGATGAGACAACGTTTCTTGCGCAGTGTG